CGGAAATAGTTGGTACCCCCACAGGTGTACCCGTTAAGGTTCCTCCACCCCAGTTACCATCTATTACAGACGTATAAGACACACCAAATGTTGCACCACTTTGTCGTTGGTCTTTTTGTCTCAATGACCCTCCGACAAATTCAGCCTTTGCAGAGTCGTATGTATAACCAGTATCCGCTGAAAAATCAAGAGGGAAGTTTTGACCAGGATTAGAAACTAATTTTAATTTAGCCTCTCCTCCAGATATATCTATGAGAGCCGGATCAAATACATAATCTGTTGTATTATCAAACTGATATGTTGTTGTAACACTCATTCAAGCCATCCTCTAAGCATGGTATTTAGAGTGTCTTTGGCAATTGTAACTTTTTGTGACGTTATACTCATTACACCCTCTAATGTTTTAATACATCATGGACTATTAAATCCATGATGTGTTATATTTTATTATAATTTTCTCACCAGAATTGTCATCCGTCCCCGATCTGAAGCCCCATTTGCATCTACTGAAACAGCGTCACCCTCTGCAAGGGTTGATTGAGCGTCGTCAATAGTTCCAGCTCTAACAATTACTTTGTCAACAGCGCATATCATAGCGTCTGTTATAGCAGTTGACCCTTTCTTTAATGTTAATGTTCCAGCAACATTTGCAGCTCTACATTCAACTATTGCATCTACAACGACACAAGCAAAAGGAATAGGAACTGTTTTTTCACTCGTTGCATCTGCGGTTATATCTACTGTTAAAGCGTAAACATCCGCTAATCTATCATATTTTATATCGTACATTTAATTACCTCTTTAATTTTAAAGTAAAGCCGGTATCTTTCAACCGGCCATATTGTTATCCCAGCAAGTTTACAACATACTCGCTGTTGATTACTTTAAAACCATAAGCAAGGTGAAGTCTTAGTGTAACCATACCATCTCCAACAATCTTGCAAAGAAGATACGAAAGTCCCATATCGTCAGTTATAAGCATCTGCTCAATAAGAGGAGAAGGATTGATAAGCGGAGGTCTCATTACTCCCACGATTGCAGATCTTTCAAATGCAAGGTTAGCGGTATAATTTGCGCCGAGTACACCCTCATCATCATTAACGTGTGCTATTTTAAGACCAGGGCGTCCGATTATTACATTACCGGCGGCCGCACCTGTAAGTGTTGAAGGATCATTTATAACATATTTGTTTGTGTCGGCAGTTCCTGATCCACCGCCTGAACCGATTACAAGAACGTCCCCGGCTATGATAGTTCCAGCATCCCCACCGTCAAAGGATAGTGTAGTTTGCCCGATAGCTTCACCGGCAGCAGCAATTTGAAAACCTGTCGCAGTTCCTTTTGTGTGTGCAGAAATACCCGCTGATTCTTTAAGCTGAAAACCGAATTGTCTTAGAAATTGACCTGTTCTTCTTTCTGAGTCTGTTCCCGCTTGATCTGCTTGCTGAATTATGCCGAGCTTACGAGCGTTAAGACCGGCATTTGTATCGATAATCATTTGGAGATCGGCCATAGGTGCGCCGTTATCTTTTAGCATTTTATAGATATTCGGTATCTCGTCTATGGTTGTTGCAAATGGAGCTGTCCCTGCTGTTCCATATGCTCTTGAAGCACCCTTATAAATAACTGAGCAAAGAGCCGCTTCAGCTTCGTTTCTAAGTGCCCTCATTCCTTGCTTCATCATCTGCGATAGCCATTCTTTATCAGTTCCACCATTTTCGAGTGATCTCTGCTGTTCTGCTGTTAGATTCCAAGTTGCGTTTCTGTTCGCTGTGATTGATACCGCTATTGATTCTGCAATTGCATCTGTTCCGGCAGATGTAGTCATTGCGGGTGAATATGTGCCAAGTGTTGCAGCCGGTGCGATAGGTACAGTTACGCTGTCGCCAATTGCTACGCCTTTTGAATCAAAGTTCATGTTAATAGAGCCTAAAGCTCCGATAGGTTCTTGTGCTACTTCTTTTGCCGCACTAAATAGTGTCGGGGCAAGCGCCGTTAGGGTATTACTCATTTTATTGCCTCTTTAAATTTATAATTATCCTTCAATCAATCCCCCCGATGCGAAAAAGGCGGCGTGATCTCGTGGATTCATTGCCTGAAACTGTGCTTCTGTGATAACTTTTGTCCCGGCTGATGTCCCTTTTACGGGAATATTTCCATTTGCTTTAAGAATGTTAAGTTCTTCTGTAAGCGTTTTAATCTGCTTTTCGTAGTCTTTAGTAATTGATTCTTTAAAGGACTTGATCAAATCAGCCGACTCCTTTATTTCATCTTTATTACTACCCTTAATTAAAGCTTTATGCTTATCGTCAAGGCCAAGTGATCCACTTGCAATTCCTTTAAACTCTTCAAGTAAATCATTTAATACACTTTGAGATTCTGCTTTAATGCGTTCTTCATCGCTCATTTTAGCCTTTATCTCTTTCTGATATTGTGTTAACTTTTGATCTCGAGTGGATATTTCGTTCTTATATTTCCCCTCAAGTTCTTCTTTGATTTGTGCTTTAATCTCTTCTATGGTTTGTTCGGTCGGCTTTGTTTCTGGTGTTACCTGATCTGTGTCAAGTCCCGCCTTATTATCTTCGCCCATCTTTGTAGCTCCTTTATTATTAAAGTATTTAATTATTTGACAATTATAGTATTTAAGAGAAATGTCAAGTACTTTTTAGTATTGACATTAAAATATAGATGTGATTAGGTGTCTTATCTCTGGTTTACGTCGAGGGGGTTCGAAACCTCTCGACGCCTCACTTACCGGAGAAATATAGCCAGAGAGATAAATCATGAAAAAATGCTGTACCTGCAAAGTAGAAAAAAGCGAAATTTATTTCGGAAGAGACAATCAGAGTAAATCAGGATTAAGATGTGAATGCAAAGAATGCAGGAATATAAAATCAGCACATTCATATAAATTAAAAAAAATATCTATTTTAAAGAAAAGAAGATTAAAATACAAAGAAATGTATATAGATTTTAAGATTATAAAAATTGAAACCAGCAAAATAAATAGAAGAATTAGAAACAATTTGAGAAAAAGAATAAGAAACGTTTTAAGATCAAATAATATTATAAAGAGTAATTTAACTATAGATTTAGTCGGGTGCTCATCTTCACATTTAAAATCACATTTAGAAAAACAGTTTAAATGGGGAATGTCGTGGGATAACTACGGTGCATGGGAGATAGATCATATTCGGCCTTGCAAGTCTTTTGATTTAACCGATGTAAAGCAACAAATGGAATGTTTTAATTATATGAACCTTCAGCCACTATGGGCAATTGAAAACAGAAAAAAAGGTGCTAAATTAACTTATTAGATTTATATACTGCTCTAAATCTGGAATGCCATCTTTTAGTTTTATAGGCTCATTAGGATCTAATTTTAATGGTGTTCTTATTGACCTACATCTGCATTGCACGTTCATAGCCGCTGATTTAGCCCCTGTAAATAATCGTGGAGCAACCCCCTTGCAACCACCACCGTGAAAGTAATATTTACCATCTCCCGCTTTTTTTGCAAATGTATTATTTAAAGCTATATGTGTTTCCCGTTCGCGTCCATCATTACGACCTAACCACAACGGGGGTGACAGTTCAATCCCTAGTTCTTCAGCTTGCGCAAATCCTTCTTCCTGTGCTATGGAAAAACTTTTGAGCATTTCAGTTCTAGCCGTACTTGCATATCTTGCAATCCCAGAATCAAACACCTCTTTTAATCGTGCTGTCAATTTAGCTGTGCTTTCGCCTTTACTTATGGCAACGGCTATTTGCTCCCGTAGTGAATCCCTTAATGTCGCTTGTTTTTCAGCCATCGACTTCAAAAAGGAATATTCCCCGATCTTTTCATTAAGTGCTGCCATTATGACTTTTTCAGATTGAACCATAAACGGCAATATAGGAAAGGCTTTAGGATCTGCATAATATGAGCTGAAATTATAAGCGTAATTATTAAAGGTGTCCTGATATACTCTTAAAAATGCCTGTTCAATCTTTTCTGTGGATATTCCGGTCAATGCCTTTAATCGTATGCTTATCGTTTTAAATACTTCAGTTAATCGGGCAGCCTGATATTGCTTTGACCATGAAGGATCAACGGATAAGTAAAACTGCTTTAATTCTGCTTCAATCTCTTTTTGCGTGATAAGATAAACACGAATCAGCGATTGATTTGTTTTCTCAACCGCTTTCAGTGCTGCGTCATAAATAGCTTTTTCGGACTGTACCCAATTCAATCATTATATCCATACACGGGTTTAGTTACGGGTTTTTGAGATTTTTTTGATTTCTGGGTGTCTTGCGCTACAATGTCCACTGA